TGAGATGGAATAGATTTCAGAAAGTCCTGTCCCGTCTCCCTGTGCAACATAAATCTTACTGTGGTCTGTCTTGGTCGGGTCGAAGACAACACAGTGAATATGTTTTGTTGCGGAAAACCCGTCATCGTATGCGGGGATAGTCCCCCACGTCGCACCGTAATCTGTTGAGACATATATTCTCGACGGGGAATATGCAACAGTACCGGCGGCATTATAACCATATTCCCCGATAGCGACATTGGCCCCGTCAATTCCGCCCCAGCCGAAAGTCAGAAGATAGCCGTGAAGCGTATCCAGTACAGCCGTCCAAATTGTACCGCCATCGGTGGAACGAAATAATCTGCCCGCCGGATGCGCCGCATTTCCGTCCCATTCCACTCCCGTCCCCGCCGAAAGAAGATAATCGCCGTTATCCAGAACGGCCACGGAAAATAACGAAATACTCACTCCAACGGCTGTCCTATAAGTTAAAAAAGCCCCGGCTGTTTTATCCGCTATTTTTGTAAAGGTAACCCCGTCGGAGGAAGTATAGATATTGTTCGCATTGGGGCATAGGTCACCAAATAAGGCAACGCCTCTCGTGGTATCGGTGGCTAACGGGGCATAAGCAATATCTCTTATTTTTGTCAGGGGTTGAGATAACAAAACTTTTTCTGTCCGACCCTGATTGACGGCTAAAGTTGTTGTATAATCGGTGGAAATCGCCGTGGAATTCCGGACGGTATTGACGGACATATTGACTCCACCCTCTTTAATCGGCGGGATCGCTGGCGCCACCGACATCATTATCAAAAATAAAATCGTTATCCGTCTCATTTTTCACCTCATTTTTTTGCCACAGATTTCACTTTTTTAAAACCACAGATTTCACAGATTTTCACAGATTATTTTTTTTAACAAATCAGTGTCATCTGTGTAATCTGTGGTTCCTTGTTTTTATTTTAATCCGCATCTATCCGTGTTAATCCGTGGTTAATATTTTCACGGCGCCGTCAGTATCTCAACCTCTTTTTCACCCGTCAGTTTGGAGCTTCCCGCCCCGAACAGATGCACCCCTTCATATATCCACTTCGACCGTATTTTACATAGCCACTGCCTGAACTCGCATCGCTGCCACCATGTGTCTTTTTGCAGCCTGGAAGATTCGACAAAAGTTTTTTCCAGCAACCTGTCCGCCGCGTCCTTGCAGGTCATTGGCAGCAGTCCCATCCGCATGAGTTGGCAAAGTACGTCATGTGTCAGCGAACCCTGCATGAAATTTTTCGTGTCGATTGCCGGTCCGCTGGGTCCGTCCCAGGCATACCCTTTGCGGGTAATCAGGTGTCCTTCGATAGTCATGCTGATAAATTCTAAGCAGATATCCTTCGGCGGATGGATGTCGATATCAACGACATAATCCTCCAGTAATTCATACTTATAGGATTTCAGGTTTCGATAAATAATCATTTTGGTTTTTCCGTTGCACTTGTGGCTAAGCCACTTGTCCCCAAGGGATTCGACAGATTCAATGCAGACGGTGTTTGTGCCGGCCCGCTCGATTGCGTTTTTTCAATCTCCTGTTTGATTGTCTGGAGAATTTTTATCTTTTCCTCGAATTTCGCGTAGAGTTTTGGGGACACGACGCCCAGGACCGCCGTAACGGTGACGATTGATGATAATGTCGCCGTTATGACGTGGGGAAGGTGTCGTGCGATTCTTCCGCAGGTCTCAATCTTTATCCTTGCCGGACAGTTCTGGCTATGGTCCTCAATGGCCATTTTTGCCGCTACGGTCCCAGCCTCCCGTCCGATCTGTCTGACAAACTCATCGAGAGGAACCAAAATTTGCGGTTGCTTTGCGCCGCCCTGATTATCCTGTCCGTTCATATTGCGACCCCTTCATTGTCTTTTTCAATATTCAATGAACTCGAAAGTTCCCGTTGTCGTTTCCACAGCAGGGCAATGACATCGTCCAGCATCTTTCCCGCGGCGTTGAGTTCCTCGTCGGCGAAATGTCCGTTCGCCGTCATCAGGTTTAATGTCTCTTCCAGCTCCGCGATATGTTCCGCCAGTGTGTTCATTTTTTTCATTTCGGATTTCGGATTTCGGATTTATTCCGCCAAAATATGGCCGGTCCGGACTGTGTCTGGCCGCAGCCGGACCGGTCTATAGGGGGACTATATGCTGGTTATGTGGCCCGCAGCCAGGTGCCGCGTTTTTCAATGACCTGCCACATTGTATCGCCGGTGGCCTGCAGCCGCAGATAATCTCCGCGTTTGCTGGTAGCCGCGGTATTGGTCAGGCTCTTATTGACCGCGTGCGTGATCCCGAACCCGTTAAATCCGTCGTTAGCATGCGGTGCAACGATCAATCCAACCGAGCCGGCGGCGTCCGCCAGGTCATTGATGAGGATCAATTCCAGACCGATATACACCGTGGCGATCTCCGGCAGGGTGATCGTCTGGTCGGCGGTCTGGATGTGGTGGACAATGCCGCCGTCGGTATTATCCATCGTGCCGGTGGTGTCGGCGATATGGTATCGGTTGATCCATGCCGGCTGTTCCGGATTGACCACATTTAGTGCGAACTCCGCCTCGCCGTCCGTGGCGGCAAGGGCCTTGGTCAGTGTGCCGAGCCAGATATCTCCGGCGACCGCGTTGGTGGTGGCGCAGCCGGCGCTGGCGGTCCCATTGACGGAACTGCCGTTTTCGTCCCAGTACAGGTTATCGCCGACATTGCCGACGACCGCCCCGGCCTGGGCCTTTGCGTTCCCCGCCACCTGGATCGCCCCCAGTACATTCGCGGCGATATCTGTGACGGCGAAGGCCGCACGGCCGCCGACCTTAATGACCTGACCGGCTTCCAGCGCCGCCGCGGGGGTATGGTCAATCACGGCCCCCTGGGCCAAATTTTGAGCTTCTGTGAACATTGTCATTGTGTTATCTCCTGTAAAAAAATTCTATTTTTTAACGGTTACAAAACTGATTTTCAAATCCTGAAAGGATGGCGGAAGAACAGCGTTCCTCCGCCGTCATAGTTTTACAGTGCGGCGACAGTGCACTTTTGCGCAGCGCGGTAATCCTGTTTGGCCGCGCCGAAGTCATAGTAGCCGCGCATCTTGATGCCCAGCGTGTTGAAATCGGCGTCCGCGGATTCCACAATCGGCGTCTCGTTGCCGTTGAGGAACACCACTTCGATGAGTGGCAGGTCCAACGGGTCCGCGACCAGATACCAGTCGCCCAAAACGCCGCCGTATTTCGTCTTTTCGACGTATGCGCTGACGGCGGGGGTATATCTGCCCTGGTGCGGGTTGCCGCTGGTCTGCTTGGCCGTGGATGTCCCGGCGATGATGTTGGTGTCTTTGAACAGTCTTTCGGCGAGGGTCTTGTTGGATGATCCGACCACGAGCAGTTTCGGTTCTACCGCGATGGGGTCCTTGTTGGAATCCACCTGGTCCACAAATTTCAGGGCCGCGGCCGTCAGTGTATCGATGGCCAGCGTTGCCGAACCGGTCAGGTTGAGGTGGGCAACCGCCGAATAGAAAGAACCGGTGTTGCTCTGGAATTCCGTCCAGAACACGATGCACAGTTTTATCGCTCCGCCGCGGCCTATCAGTGCCGGCATGGCGCTCAAAGCGCCGAGGTCGTCATTGATCAGGTCCGTTCGGGAGATATCAAACAGCTTTCCGTAGGTGTCCGCCTTATTGGTGAAGGTTTCCTCTCCGGCGGTGCCATGTTTTAACTCGCCGCCCGGGCCGACTTTTTCAAACGTCAGGTCCCCGGTCAGCCGGTAACCCGTCACGGTCTTGAAATCATTGACCGGGCGAATTTTCGCAAGCAGCCGCCACGTCTGCTCGACGGCCATAAATGCCGCCAGCATATACTTATTGGCGATATTGCTTAGAATGCCGGAGATGTCCGCCGTGCTGAACGCCGCCTGCAGGATTTCACGTTCATTGCCGCGGAAATACCGCCCGGACCATCCGGTGGCAATCGCCGCCTCCATCAGCAACTGCTGAAGTCCCATCCTGCCGTGGTATTGACGGTATGCGAACTCAACGGTCTCGGCGCCGTATTGTTCAACGACCTTTTTCTCTCCGAACCCGCCGGAGATCAATGCCGCCGCCTCCAGCACTTTGGCCGTGTTCTGTCCATCCCGGGCGATATGAATGGCCGGCGCCGAGCCGATCTTGTTGTTGAACTTCGCGCGGATTTCAGTGAGCATTTGAGCGCGTGCCGCGTCGATGGTCACGGATGTGTCCGTCGCCATTTTTTCGATCTTGTCCGGCGCGATGCCCAGGCCTGCTGCCTCGGCCCGGATGGTTTTCTGACGCAGGGCCTCGGCCTCGGTGGCCGCCTTTGTGATGGCGGCCGTATCGACGCTGCCGGCTGCCGGGTCCTGTCTTGCGGCCGCCTGTACCGCCGCGGCCGGTGGTGCAGCATGTTTGACCGCCAGCTCTTCCAGTTTCGCCGTAAACGCCTCGGCGGTGATGATGTCGTTTTCCGCGGCCGCCAGAATCTCCTGGTCAAGCTGTTCTTTGGTCAGCCGCCCTGTGAATTTTTGCGCCAACAGGCGCAGTTCTGCAATCTTCATTTTGTCTGTCTCCTGTAATTGATGGGTATTTTCATTTTGTGCCGCGATGGCGGCTGACGAATGGGTGTCCGCGCCGAGGTCCACGAAGCTCAGCTCGTCCAGCACGGATTTGGAAACGAGATAGACCGGCCCTTCGAATGTCTGGCCGTTGGCCTTGACCTTTTGTTTTTCCCCGGCAAAGACCACCTCGACCGGTCTTGCCCCCATGCTGACCTGCCATGGGAAACCATTCTTGCTGCTTTCGATGACATCCCTGGCCCATTCCGTAACGCGGCTGATGACGCCTTCGGCGGTCAGTTTGTTTTTTGTCTTTGTAATTTTCGTGGTGTGTCCGACGCCTTTTAACGGGTCATGCTGCATCCGCGCTGGGAGTGTTTGAGAGGGGACATTCATCCCGGCCAGTTCCACCACGACCGGGTAATCCCAATACTCCAGCATCAGCAGTCCGCCGGTATAGGCCAGCAATTTGAATGTCGGCGCCGATTTGGCATTGCCCTCGGCCGCCGCGACGATCTCCAGCTCGCACGGCATGGCGATGGCCGCGAATTTCTTTTGTTCCGCTTCAATTTTGCCGCGTATTTGTTTCATCGCAAAACTCCTAATCCGCAGTGTCTTCATTGACCTGATAAGTTTTTTGAATTTCCTGTTTTTGTTCACCAAAAAACAATTTCATGGCAATCTCCCTCGGCACGCCCGCGGCGTCGGCGTCCTCCAAAATACTGAATATCTCTTTAAGCCGCTGTCGCGTTTCGCGCCGCCAGTCCTTGCCGTCTTTGGCATATTCGGCGGCCAAAGTTGTAGTGCCTGATTTTTGCAGGCGGGTATTCTGCGAATCAGCTTCTTTGACCGGGTCCACGTGTTCGAATCCGTCCCATTGCCATTTGATGGTTCGGATGGCCTTCATCACCTGTTCGAATGTGGGTCGCGTCGTAAAAAATCCATCGAGCAGATAGCCCTCGGATAGCCACTCGGCAAACACACGGTTCAAAAATCGCCTTGCTCCCCATGTCCGGATGGCGGCGATGAACCGGTGATATTTCTGATGGTCAAGTCGGCCGCTGGCATAGTTGTATTTGGCGCTGTTCATTGCCGCGACGTTGTAGGGCATCAGCACGCAGCGTGCGATCTCGTTGATGATCTCCGCCTTGAACATTTCAAAAGTCGCCGCCGGATGTTCGGGCTTGATCTGAAACGTCTCGTAATTATCCGGCAGAACGAGCATTGCATTGCGCTCAAATTCCAGGACATCGTTTTCCTGTATTTTGTGGGAGGCCTCGGAATCCGGGTCTTTGCAGGATATGACCGCCGAAGGTTGGGCCGCCGTCTCGGCCGAATCGAGCGTGGCATCGACGAATCTTCGCAACTGCGCAAATTTATCCAATACTGGCGTAAACCACGGTATGCCGTGCATCTGTCCGGGACGCTTGATTCGATAAAGGTGTATGACGTCGCTGGCCATGATGCGTTCGGATTGCATGGAGTAGGGGGTATATCCCAGCCGCGGGTCATATTTTCGTATGTGGTAGGCGACGGGGCGGCCGAGTGAATCAAATTCAATGCCGTTTTTAATGGCCGTATTCATCATCCCGGCCGAGGAATCCAGCCGGTCGATATCCACGCACAAGAGTCGCAGTGAGATATTGTAGGGTATGTCCTCCCGTTTCAACACGGTGATGGATGCCCCCGCCTCGCATTGCTGAAGGGCCATCTGGGACTGCAGGATTTCCGCGAGGTCCATCTGTCTGCCGAAATCACATTGTGCCGCCCATTCGAGAAATCGCTCTTCGGCTTCCTGGTCGAAGGGTTCATTTCCGCTGTTGAGCTGCGGTTTCGGTCCGCTGCCGATAAAGTCGAAGGCCAGCGTATCGGCGATGCCGGAGGCGTAGCTGTTATTGAGCATCTCATATCGTGCGCGGCGCTGCAGCGTGGCCAGGTCTCCCTGGATGAGTGCGTTAAAATCTCCGGACTTTGCCCGGGCCCAGTGCCTGGAGTTAAGGCGTGTGGTTTCAGCGCTGTCGGCGAAGCTGGCGGCTAATTTTTCAAACGGCCTGCCGAACTGGTCGAGGATTTGTCCCGTCTGTCTGCGTCTGACAATCGCCTGTTGCATTTTACAATACCCCCGAACCGTGGGACATTGGGATGATGCCGAATCGTTTCCCGCCGCCTTTGGTCTGCTGGGCCAGCAGGGACGCATATTCTTTTCGTGCGGCGACAAGATCGGCGAGGTCGCGGTATTCGATGGTTCTGCCGTCTCGCGTTGTGAGTTTGCCGGGACTGCTGACGCCGGCGGCGATTGCCGTATTGATGTCATCAATGATTGTCTGATAATTTGCCACCATAATTTTCAACCATAATTTTTAACCACCGATTCACACTGATTTTCGCTGATTAAAAAAATCTGTGTTTATCTGTGAAATCTGTGGTTAATACTTTTTTTCTTCGGGCGCAAAAAAAGACGGCCGCCTGGGTGTCCAGCCCTGGACGGCCGTCTTGTTTTTGCCTGTTCGTCCGGTCAGGCTGATCAACCTGACCAAAACCCGGACTATGAACTTGTCATATTAAAGTAATCCCTCATGAAATGGAAAATGCAACAAAAATCCGCCCAAAATTAAAGATTTTATGCTACCAGTAGCATAAAATCTTGTTTTCATCACAAAATTTTAATTATGAGATGTGGTTTTTTCTACCATTTCAATTGTGCGGTGAATCAGTCCACAGTACCGACATTTCATATATCGCCGTTCACGATTGCCGGAGATTGGTATCTTATGGGTAACGTCAAAATGTCTGCATCCACAGTTGCGACATTGGATTCCGACCGGAATCTCCGCCGGTTTCGGCATCTCCCGTTTTTTTAATTCTTGCGTTCGTGGGTTCTTGAGTTCTTGTGTTCCTGTATTCTTTAGTTCCCTCAATATCTCGCCGGTATTTTTTACCACAACACATCCGCCGGTGACGATGATGTCTTTATTTTTTTTCTTTTGCTCTTTTTTCATAATTTTTTGTAACCACAGATTTCACCGATTCCACTGATTTATTAAAAATATTTATCTGCGAAAATCTGTGTTAATCTGTGGTTCCTTTTTTGTGGTTTTTAAATTCTCCGTCTCGGCATCGCCGACATCACAATCCGTTTTTTCTCCGGCCTATTCCGCATCGCCGCCGGTACTCGTTCCGGCTCGTTTTCATCCCGCAGCAGATATGCCTTTTTCTTATACCCGGCCGCCTCGGTTAAAACCAATGTGTCCCAAAAATGCACGTCCCCGTGTTCCGTCTTGGGTTTCCATATCGAGACGATATGTCCCCGTCGGCGTTCTTTGACCTTATGTTCTCCGCAAATCTGCGAAAGGATATGCGGCGGGATATCGGCATAAAACTCTATGCTGCCGATAGCGCCGATCTCCTTTTCAAGGTTCGCCGCGACCTTGTCCTTTAATTCATTCGTTCCGATGTCAATCCATTCCAGACCCTCCAGGTTTTTTCGGCGGCGTCGCCGGCATTTTTTATCGTCTTCCGGTTTCCACCGCTTGATGCGGATGATCTCCGGCAGAAAATCGAGCCCCTTGGTGGGCCACACGACGCCGAGATATTGAATCGCCCAGTCATAGATTTCCATCGTCTCAGCGCCGCTATCGACAAACACCGGGTCCACTGCCAATTGTCCAAAGAAGGGGATAAGAATTTCTTCCTTCAGCATCTCCCAGCTTTCAACGGAACCTGCGGAAATCACATAGCTTCGCGGTCCCGGCGCAAAAGCCCTGAGCATATAATCGATTCGCCATTCTCCTATGTCGTTTTTATGCGGGTCGGCGCCCGCCACAAGGATTTTGCAATCAGCCGGCACAAATCCTCGCGGGTTGGCACCGATATTTTTTTTGAGATGTTCATAACTGACGGATATCCCTTCTTCCTCCCAGAGTTCGGCCATCACCTGGTTGCGGAATTCCTGCAGGCGTCCTTTCTTGCTGACCGGGTCATGCTGCAGCTCGAACCACTCGGCCAGCAGCTCCGCCCAGTTGTGCCACGGGCTGACAAGAGGCGGAATCCAGAATCCGACATGCAGTTTCCCGCGTTTGGGTTTTCCCGATAACGTCCCATCGCGGTTGACCGTGCATCCTTCAGGGCACCAGACGCCCTTTGCCACGATTTCATCCCGCTGCTGAGGCGGAATATGATGGCTGCAATGCTCGCATTCATAATAGACACAATTGGTTTTGATGATGACTTCTTTGTCCCGCAGGTCCGGCGGGTCAACCTTCAGTCTGCCGAATTTTGGAATCTGATATCCATTACAGCGAGGGCATGGGATATAATACCGACGCATATCGGAGCGATGGTATGAGACATTGATAAACCCCTCGGCCGTCGTCGGCGTGCAGTCATAGATTGCTTTGAAATCCGGATAGGTCTGGCCGCGGCGGAAGGCTAAGCGTATCGGGTTGCCTTCCGTCTGCAGGGTGTCCGGCGATTTGTCCGTCTCTGTAACAATTAGCAGGCCGATAGACCGGGAGGATAATTTTATCGCGGAGCGAAGGCCTACGAAATACATTGGCATGGTCTTAAATCGAAACTCGGCGCCCTGCAGGTCCCAGTCGCGGCCCGTCAGGTGTTTGGCTAATTCGGGGCTGTTTTCAAACATCGGCGCCAGCCGGTCCCGGGCGGTGGAGGGTATCATCTCCTCGACCGCCGTGGCGTATAGAATCGGCGACGGAGTCAGATTGACATGCTTGGCCATCATATTAAACGTGGCCTCGGTTTTTCCGCAGCGACCGGGGCCCACGATGGTAATTTCCTGCGTGTCAGGTTCATCGAAGGCATCCATAATTGCGCGCAGATAGGGCGTGCGGTCTGTTCTCCACGGTCCCGATTCGGACGAGGTATCATCGACGATGCGGTACAGGTCCGCGTGCCGGCTGGTGCTGATGTCCGGCGGTCTCTTCCAGGCAGAGCGTTCGGCCGCCGTCCATCGCGGCGGGCCCGATTGTCGCCGCTTATTCTGCGGCCCGCCCTGGGTTTGTTGACGGGGCTGGCCGTCCGGCCATTGGAACAGCCTGTCTTGTGATCGCCGAAGAAGGCTGTTATTCCTTCGGTTTTTGTTGGTGATGGCGGTCATTGAGTTTCACTTTAAATTGTCTTTTTTCCGCAGGGGTCAAATTCCCGTAATACTCCAGCAGTTCCCGGATGCGGTCCTCGGACGGTTCTAATTTTTCCCCCGCGAAAATATCTAAGCAGCGATAAATCTCATCGCGGCAGACCTCCTGCATCCGGTGGACATTCAGGTTCTGCAGCTTGGCCGGCAATTTTCGCACCAGCGACATCAGCACACGCCGTACCTCGATGATTCGGCTGACCCGCTGCCGGTCAATCTCTTCGACGAGAATGAGTTTTCCGGACTGCATGTTGATCTGCAACTGGGCCAGTTCGCTTTTTTTACTTTTCAGATCGAGGTCCGCGAAAAGGACCTGCTGTTTGACATTGGGTTTTTCCGGATTACCGTTGAGTCGATGGGCGTCTAATTTTGCAATATCGTACCGGCCCCTCTTGTCGCGGAGGACTTCTTCTTGTTCCCAGTTGCGGACGGTCCGCGGTTCCACGCCGCAGTAGTCGGCTGCCTCTTTTTGCGACCGGATGACTTGTTTCTCGTTTTCTGTTTTGGATTTTGGATTGTCGATTTTTTAAGCATCCATGCTGATATTTTTTAACCACAGATTGCGCAGATTTCACTGATTTATAATGAATAATCCCTGTAAATTTTTAAGGAATTGGATTGTTTCTTCTTGTGTTTCGCCGTAATTTTTCCACGTTTTTAAATTGGCATTGAAAAATAACATAAATGCCATATCAAGAGATTCATATCCCATCATTGAACACAAGGCGTTTTTTTGTTTTAAGGTCAAATTGGATATAATTTTGATTATAGAACAAAAAACAGGACATTCAATTTGTCTGGTCCATTTTGATATACTTCCATTTCGGCAATATTTTATCTTGGCATTTTCCCATCGCATGTTTTCCTTGAACCATTCATGCCCCTTTGTTATTTTTATACGAAATGGATTTAACAATTTATGAAACATGTTCTCATATTCTCTATTTAATTTTTCATTCCAACACAAGAGACATATCTTGTATGGACATCCGGTTTGCATCTCTAAAATTCTTTTTAATGCGTTATCATAATTTTCTGAATATCCAATCTTTATCGTATTACTATGTTTTAAATTCGATATTTCGCTAATTTGATATTCGTTTGATACAACAGCAAAAACATAAATACCCATTTTATTTCTCCCAGTGCCATTTGTTTTTTGATGGACATCCCGCGTCAACCCATGCGTAAATTTCGTTTTTACGCAAATATATTTTTACCCCAAATTTAATTTCCTTTGGCCCGATTCGACCAGCCGCCTTAAGCACGAAATATGTTCCCCGTGATATACTTAATATTTTACAAACTTCACTTACGGACAACAAAAGCTTGTCTAAATTTTCACTCTTCATACCATACCCCTTCTAAAATTTTTAATTATCTAATATAAAAGCAAAGGATTTATATCAGGCAAAGACCGAACCGCTTGCTTTTGAATTTCCGGCAGGACTTTCGCATAAACATTCATTGTAAGGGCTGGGTTTGAATGCCTTGCAAGTTCCTGCGTGACCCTCACTGGAGTTTGGCTGTTGGCAAGAAACGTGATGTACGAGCCGCGTAGGCTGTGAAAATCAATTTTACGGCCCTCATAATCCTTAGTCGGCAAGTTCGCCGCCTTCAAGTCCTCTCGAATCCATTCGCTCGGTCTGCCATGTTCCGTGAAATTATGGAATAACGGCTCATCTGATCCGGGGTTTAAGGTCTGTTTCCAACAGAACAACATTCTGCATAGACCGTTCGGGATCGGCTGCACAGCGTTCCTGTGGTTTTTCGTCCGGCTTCCATCCAGCAGGATCGCCGGATTATTTTCGTTGAGAATAACATCCGACCATCGCATAGACAGCAACTCACCCCGCCGAAAACCAGTCAAGCCGGCAACCAGATAAAGCGTCGCCCGCGATGGACCACTCAACTGAAATTTGAGTTTTTTTCTACGTATCTCATAAAATTCCTGTTTATTGTCAACCGTTTTTTCTATCAATGTTCGGAATTGTTCTGCAGTCAATATACCTCTTTGTGCGGGATGGGTTTTTAATTTATTCATAAAATCAACGGGATTATTCTGCATGCGACCGTATCGTTTCAGCCAACCACAGAATGCCCTCAAAGCCGCCTGGTAATGATTGATTGTTGTCGCCGACCGATTCGCGGTTCTAAGATTTTGCAAATACCTATCGACCCCAAAGGCCTCGATATCCTTAATGGTTTTCCATCCGCAAAAATTTATGATTGCCCGGATTCGATTTACAGTCCCCTGGATATGTGTTTCACTTTTGCCCCCGGCTCGCAGCGACGTTTGATAATCAGCGACATTTTTAACCAGACTGATATCGTCAAAAGATTCTTGTTTTGGCAATAGCCCCCAATTTTCCAATTTTCGCTGAATCCGCTGAGGCTGGGAAAAAAACCATCGTAAAAGAAGACCGTCAAGTGGTTCACTTTGATAAACAAAAAATATCAACTCCTTTATTTTTTTTGATAAGATTTCGGTTTTGGTCTGACTTTCAAATGCTGGCATTCGGCGGCGACGGCTTGCATGATCAACAAAATCTAAATAGAACTTTATTGTGCGTTTTTTTTGTCCGTTTTGATTTTTATATAGTGGCTTAAAAAATCTCATTTTTTCCTTTCTTTTTCAATCTGTGAAATCCGTGTTCCAATATTTTTTTAAACCGACATCCCTGTCATTCCTTCCTGCTATTTAAACGCACAATCCTTTTACGTTTTCCCCCGGCCGAATCGGCCGCAGCCTTCCCGCTCCAATCTCTTCCAGCGTCAGCGTCAGCGCCTTGTCCGGGTCGAATCCGCCCCAGTCCATCTTGTCTAATGTTTCCGCCAGCATCACATCGCACAGCCGCCGGGCATTTCGGTCTATCTCTCCCTGCATGGTGATCGGCTTTGTCGTCATTTTTTGACTTCCCGTTTTCCCCGGCTTTTCGGCAGTCGATCCTCGATCCACATCCGAATCCGCAACCAAAACCACCCCCATCGCCCGAATATTCCTTTCCCCAGCGAGTTCAAAAACTGTTTTTTCCATGCGGCATATTCCGTCGTCATTGGCCGATTCCTTTCATTTTTTGCACCGCCGTCTCAATCATGCACAGATGTTCCTGTTTTCCCGCATCCCGAAGTCCGCGATAAATGTTCCGATGTTTTTTGCAAAGCCATATTTTCATCCCGGAACGCTCCACGCAGGTTTCGCCGGGTTCAACACAAAACGCACACGGCTTCCCCACCGTTCCTCCCGGCGGTCCTTCGGTTTTGTAATCCTGTGCGAGTCTGACCGCCATGCCGGTCGGATTTTTGGCCCTGGCCTTGTTGGCGTAGTTGAAGTATCGCTGCATTAAGGCGATATTGCCGTCGCAGTCTTTGAAAAATCTCCGCAGTGTTTTTTTAACTCCAAATCGATCTTTTATTTGTTTTGGTAATTTTAAAAAATTAAATCCATCATCATCACCATTCCTCTTTTTTCTCTGGTCTCTGCATGTTGGTGGTGGTGTTTTATTAGTATTCTTCCTTATACCGCCCGCCAGCGCGGACACTGGAGTCCGCCCTTTGCCGGACACTGGGGTCCGGCCTGCGGACTGGGCAGTCCTTGGGATGGACTCTGGAGTCCGCAGGGTGGACACGCCGGTCCGCCCTTCGGTCAGGGTAATTTTTCGCAGGTTTTTGTTTTCGTCCCCCCGCTCAATGGCAATGTGTTTGCATTCCTGGAGTTTTGCCAGCCATCGCCGCACGGATCGCCCATCGCACTGCATACGGCCCGCCAGGAACGCGTTGGACGCCCAGCAATAGCCATTTAGTCGGCACAGGCCCCGTACCTCACCGTACAGTACCTGTTCGAATAGTCCGAGCCGTTTGTCCTGCCGCACCCGGCCGGGAATGATGATGTCATAGCTCGCCTGTGTCATAATTTACCTCGATATTTGTTTTTTCCTGAAATACTTAATCAATTCAAGGTCTGTTTTTTCAACAGCCCCCATCAAAATGGCCTGTCGGCGTTTATGTTCTGTCAAATCATAGTGTGGATATTTTGGATGATTTTGAAATCATTCTTTTTTAAGACCGATTTTTGACGCGAACAAATGCAATTCCTCAAGGCTGTCAGCCATGAGGTGACAGAACTTGGGAAATCGCCATTTTGGGTTTTCAAATGCTCCCGTCACCTGCAGGTTGTCCACATAAACACTCATTTGTTTTTTCCACCTTCTCAAAAAACCCACTGCCGGTTTTTATGCGTAAGGAAATGGTTTGTTTTGTTCATCCCGCGACTCCGCCGCCGCCGGTTGCCGGCAGGGGATTTTGTTGTTTTTTATGCCCAGGATATCTGTGGTTTCAATTTTTCTCCAGTCCGTATTATGATAGCTGCCCGCCGGCAGCAGTCTTGTCAGATTGTTTTTGAGATAATATTTGACACCGAGTTTCTCACACAGGCCAACCGCGTCGGCGGCGAATTTCGGCCAATTAATATTGTCGCCGCTGTCCGGCGGATTCAGTCTGCCGATCTTGTACAGGTCCACAAACTCATACGTCTGTTCAATGATTTGCAGTGATTCCGACGGCCATATCACCGGTTCCAGCGATACCCATGTCTTAATGCCATAAGATTTTGCAACCCGCAGACTGCAAATCTGAATTTTAGGTTCGTCGGCTCTTTTGTGTATCTTCGAAAATAATTCCATGGATATTGCCGTCATCGTCACGCCGAACAAATCGTCCGCCCCATATAAATCGAAATCCCTCCGGGCCAGAAATCCGCCCTTGGTCAGCGACTGGAAGGGGATATGGAGTTCTATTAGGACGCGGATCACCGCCCGCGTCAGTTTCAATTCGGCATCCAGGGGCTGATAAGGGTCGGTTGAAAAGCAGAGTTGTACCCGCCTGTTCGTTCCGGCCAGTTTTTCCGCCTCCCGTTCGAGTTGCCGAATCAATTCGGTCGGTTCCCTTTTTGGCCGCGGACGGTCAAAGTCGATATTGCCGAACCGTTCATCCATCCGCCGCATATAGCAATAAGCGCAGCCGTGGGAGCATCCGGCATAGTGATTCAGTCCTAAGTACGCATACTCGAGCGCTTCGCCTTTGGTTTTATAAATCAGCGTCATTTTTCACCTCGTTTTTTCAATCACAGATTTCGCAGATTTCATCGATTTGTTTCTGCCACAGAGTTCACAGAGACCACAGACGGCACAGATTTATTAAACACCCCTGCCCCTGCTTTTGTTCTTCGACCGATACGCCGGTCTCGGCTTTCGCAATTCTCATCTTTGCCATCTCAATATATTTCGGATTCAGTTCAATGCCGAGATAATCTCTCTGATTGACAGCCGCCACATAGCCGACCGTGCCGCTGCCCATAAATGGGTCAAGGACAAGGCCGGGTATAAATTTTTCACCACAACCGCAGTCGGTAAAGCCGATGGTTTGATCTATTCGGCTCATATTCGGCTTGCCCGTGAATCCTGAATTATCATTTTCGCTAAATCGCCCACGCCCCCCAACGGTTCCGCTTCCATTTTTTTGATATGACGTTTCCACAATTCTTTCCCTCGCCTTGCCGCACTTTGAGCAGACCTCTTTCGGACACCCGGCCAGAATCATCGGCTCAATCAGCTTTTCAGGGAATGTGGCGAAATGCGCCTCGGAGTACGCCTGTGTCGGGATGGTCCAGACGGAACGGCGATTGCGCTTGCCGCGAGTCTCTATGTTTTGTCCATGTTTTTGCGGCGAAAGCCCGGATTCTTCTGGTTTTGTTATGAACCCCCGCTTTTGGTTATACTGCGTATTCGGTCCCTGCCCCATTCTCGGCCGCGCGTCATTTGTTTCAACCGCTTCTTCTTTTATCGCCTCGGCATCGTAAAAATAATCATATCCGTTCCACAAAGAGGTTTTTACCTTGCCCGCAACGCATCGGCTATTATCACAACCCCTGCCTTTACAGGCCGAATGTTCAATCCATTTCCAGTCCCGCCCCTCGATTCCGTTTGTTCCGGCGGGGCGAACACTTGATAATCTGCCGGTTTTATTATTGACCCAATAATTCGATTCTCCCGATTTCGTCAGCAGGTACACCATCTCGTGTGCCTTCGTAGGCCGGTCTGTAACGCTTTCTGGCATCGGATTCGGCTTGGCCCACACAATCTCCGACCGCAACCACCAGCCATCCGCCTGCAACGCCAGAGCAACACGGGCGGGTATCATACAAAGGTCTTTGGGTTTAATACCGGATACCGGTTTTATCCCTTTTGGTTTTGCTCCACTTCCTGAGTCCTGTCTGGAGGATAAAGAACCACTATTTTTATTACTTGGAGCGTCTGGACAATAACCACCACCACCACAATAGCTATCCCCCAGATTCAGCCACAGCGTCCCCGCCTTTTTAAGCACCCGCCGAACCTCACGAAACAACACCACCATCTTGGCGATATATTCTTCGGGAGTTTTTTCAAGGCCAAGCTGACTGTCGATCCGAACTGCACCGCATTTCAGGCACACATCTTTGTATTGAAACGCCTTATCTATTCCGTTTTGTATTTCTGCGGTTCTGTTCCCGCCGTCTCCTTCATTGGCGTTATTGGCAAGACCTTTCCGGTTTCTACGCCGCTTGGCGGCGGTAAAGTCGTCAAGGTGCTTACAGTCCGCACTCCCGCCTTCCCACTTCGCCGTTCCATAATCCCGCAAGCCCCAATATGGAGGCGACGTGATAACACAATCCACAACCTCATCCGGCAAGGTTTTTAGAACCTCAAGGCAATCGCCACAAATTACCGTATTTAAAATGTCCTTCATCTCAATCATCAATCATCCATCATCCATTGAAAATCAGCGAAATCCGTGGTTTCTTTTATCGCCTGCATAATCACCATTGCCACTTGCGGCACTATGGCGTTGCCGAGGGACTTAAGTCTGTTTTCCCTGTGTTTGGACTTTGACAATTTAAGTCCGTCCAGTTCTGCGGGTAGCCCATCATCCACTCCACAAAGTTCGGCTGCAACTTCAAGCCACGGCCTTGACCATTTTCTATTGGCGTCTTGTGCAAATCCGTCCTCAAATTCTTGCCCCGACCCCCGCCGTGCGTTCCTTGACAGTCCGTTGCGGATGGAGTCGCAAGCATCTTGAAAAACCGGGTCTTTCCGTTCTCGTCGCAAACTTTCATCCCCTGTGTCTGCGGTGTCGGCAACATCGCTGCCGCCGCTATTTTGTCCACAAGCAATACTTGATGTTTTGGTTTTCTTCCCGTCCTCAAATCCGCCACTATATTTTTCTCCAGCGAGCCGCCCCTGCCGTGAGTCCCCATTGCCATTGTGGGCAATAATCCACACCCTGTCTCGTCGGTGTGGGGCATTGACGGCGCAAGCTGGAATAATATACGGCTGGACTTCATAGCCTTCCATTTCCAGGTCAAGGCAACATTCTTCGAGTGCCATATTGACGAACCCAGCAACGTTTTCGCCAATAACCCATTGTGGTTTAACCGCTTTAATAACTCGCAGCATTTCCGGCCAGAGCGCACGGTCATCATCCTTGCCTCGTCGCTTCCCGGCACAGGAAAAAGGCTGGCAGGGAAATCCCCCCGTGAGAAGGTCGATTTGTTCATCCTCCGCAGTGTCTTGCCCAGGCATGCTTGATTGCTGTTCGGTGCGGTTCTCGCACCTTCTACAAAGTCGCTTGCCTGTGGCGTTGGCAATAATTTTCTCATTCGTTAAGTTCCTTATGTCTTCGCATATAGGCACGGCCGGCCAATGCTTCTTCAATACCTTCTGGCAGAATTTATCAATCTCACAAAAAGCCACGATTTTGTGGGAGTTGCCCCATACCCAACCGGCAGCCAAAGCAAAACCGCCGATGCCGCTGAATAAATCAAGATGTCTCATTCGCAAATCACCATATTCAAAATGTCCTTCATCTCAATCATCAATCATCCATCATCCATCGAAAATCAGCGAAATCCGTGGTTTCTTTTATCGCCCGCATAATCACCGCGGCGCCTTTTTCTTTCTCTATCTCTGCTGATAAACATTAGCGCCGCCGTAAAATACCCCAATACAGAATCGATAAAAAGCCCGCCAATGCACCACCAAAAACTACTCATCCTTCACCGCCTTTCAATAATTGAGGCACTTTGCCTCCAGTGATCATTGCCGAGACCTGGGGTTTCAATACGTCCCCGATGGTTTGACCATTCGGAAGTGCGGTATAAGCCAGAAATTCATTGTCTATCGTTGCAATCTTCGCTTGGATACCCACCAATTTTGCCTTGATCATCAGCACCAGTTCCCGCCAACTTGACCGGCAGGCCTGTTCATGACATTTCAAAACATCCGCCTGGTTCCGTCGTTGGCGTCCTGCCTCTGTCCGCTCGAATTCTTTCGGGTTCGGCAGAACCAATGTCACCTCAATCCGCCGGCCTTGAATGATAAATCCGATCTGTGATTTCGTCGGGCTCGTCATATAGGCGAATTGAGACGCCCCAAACCGTTTCAGGAGCCATTCCAGTTCCCCTTTGGATTTATCCACAGAGACGTTTGTTTTCCCCGCATACCTGCTCATCTTTTATTTTCCTCAAACTATTCCCACTGACCACTTCCCGCCGACCGTTTTCAAATATCTTCATTCTTCACCATCTTTTTCACCGCGAACTTCGGCGGCCCTCTTAAATGCCTCACATATCTGCGGTGAACGGTTCTCATCAACCCATTGACTAACCTGTTTTGCCGTGCTGATATTTTTCTTGATTGGAAAGACCAGTTCGGAACTATCCACACCGGCCAAAAACAATAAGGCAATCCGGATCCGAATCCACAACGTATAATAATGCGGTGAACTTAACCCCATATCGACACTGCGATCCTGCAACGCAGCCAGTTTGCGATCTTCCTTATGTGTTCTAAATCCCATTCTCATTTTTTTACTCACTTTTTCTTAAACTATTTCCGCTGACCACTGCCCGCTGACCGTTTTCAAACTATTTTCACTGATCAGATTTCATCATCAATGGGTTCGATGTTGCAGATAATTTCTCTTATTGGCGGATCGTCCAGCAACACGAACGCCGCCGCCGCAATTACCGCCATCGTGCCGAATATTGCGCCCCACTTCCAACCTTCGCCCATGCCGATCAATATCCCCAGCGTCGCCGCCACGGGCGTCATCGCCCGCAGCAGTTCTTTCGATACACCATTCACAAACTCATTTGTCTTCATTTTTGACTCCTGTAACTTTTCCGTCACAACCAAATCCTTTTGTAAACCAGACCGCCTGTTTTTGCCGACGGCGTCAACTAAAATTTCAAAGTCCCGTTTTTCCACCCGGCGGCGTAAACCCCGCCTTTCGCCCACCGGAAACTCGATTTTCGCCGCAACTTTTTTTCGGAGAATGGCCTGCGAACGCACCGCTCTGGGCGATTTCCGCCGGAAGGACCCATAGAATTGCCGCCAGGAGCGCCATATTCAACGCGGGCAGCCAATGCCGCCGTGCGTATGGGTGTGCCTCTTTTCTGTGTCCGCTCATCCTGGTCCATCGTGGCGATGGTTTATTTTTCATCGTCTGCCTTGGCTGAACTAACAGGCCTATCAATGCACAGTATGCCAATCCTATCGATGCCATAGTCTTTTGCCTTGCGACGCAGCGCCTCAATGGCCAGCGATTCATTCTGCTTTGCGGGGTACACCTTCCAACAGAACGCCCGGCTGCCAGCGTCATTCCACTCGGCAACGAATGTGATAACCCATCCATTATCGAATCGCTCCAATCGCTCTTCGACGTTGCCGATAAGCATGCACCCCGATGTGACCACATCAACCGACACCAATTCGGGTAATGGTTTGGTCGCCGATGGTTTGGCTGCCCTTGCTTTTGGTCTGCCCAGCAGTGTGTCATATTTCATCGCGTCCTTGCCTCAAAAGTGCCGTCGAAAATCGCCGCAAAAAACGCCTATTGTTTTTATTGCGGCTCTACTATAGCCCGTCTATAAGTCCTTTGTTTACGTTCTTTTTTTAATTGCGGGCGGAAATATGTCTTTAATACCCAATTTTAACAATCATTGATTCCGTTTCAATACTGCCATTTGTTAAGGAGATGTGTTTCCGGTTGCTTTCCTCTCCACAATTCAGGCTCAAAAGTTGTGTTTTGGCGCCACGCTTTTGAACCTGTAAGTCCCTTCGTATTAAACCGTTTAACATCTGGCTGTCTTTCTATCCCTATGTCTGCTCTGCAATTCTTGGGTTTTTATTGATAAAGACGGCCAAACCGGCAACGAATTAACTTGCTTTCGTCGGTTATCATTGAGCGTCCTGGCATAGATTGCAGTAGTCTTTGGATCGCTGTGCCCGAGTGCATCCTGAACGCACAAAAGGTCCTGCTTGCGGCTATATAGCAACGTGGCATAAGTATGTCGAAGCATGTGAGGTCTCAACCTGCCGATGCCGGAGTTTTCGCCGATTCTCTCCAGCCGTTCTCGCAGACATGTGTATATCATCCGGGCACTGCGTTCTTGTTTCTTGGTCACAGTCCGCTGACCGTTTTCCATCATCACCTTATTGAGCCACAGTGTGCGGAATCCTTTCTCACTGGCAATCAATACCGACCCCGGCTTTGCCCCAAAGCGATATTGATGGATAAAATCTTTAATCACGGGAACAAGCCAATCCGGTATATCCACCGCACGCGCTATGCATCCTTTGCCTTCCTGCACGTCAATGATGGGCTTGCCGTGATATGCCGGCGTATCTTTAATTCGCAGGCTCAGCAGCTCCTCGGCTCGCAAGCCCGTATAGAGCAGCATGATTATGATGAATCGATTCACAATGGAACGGTTGCTGCCCGACTTCGCAGCATAACCCAGCCAGGTCAGCAGCCGTTCCACCTGCTCTTCCGTCAGATACTTATCCGGAGCCAATCCACCCCGCCTGATTTTGCGTTTTGATTTCATAATCAGACCTTATTTTTTATTGGATTTTGTCGCTTCTAATTTCTTCCACGCCTTCGGCACCGGGTATTCTTCGCACGCCTTTTTCGTCAGCTCGTCGATATCCGCGCCGATGAGCCAGGCGACCTTCTTACCCGCCTCAATCTTCTCGTCCGGCGTCTGCGTGATCGGCCCCATATAATGAAAACTCTGACGGATTCCCGGCTTGACCATCTCCCACACCTCGATGAGCGTTATTTTCCATTCCCTGCTGCCCTGAAATTTTTTATTGAGCAGTTTTTTGTCCCAGCTTGGCGAGCTGTCCGGTCTTCGTCCCTCATTCGACGCCGTAAATTGTGCCGTCAGAATCAAGACCGCCGCAACCTTGTCTTTGGGTGTGATTTTCTCCAATGGCGTTTCATCGAGCAGTTTCTCCATCGCCCCCAGCACAAAAAACCATCGCTTGCGATTCATCTCATCCTTGCGGCTCTCCATCGTCGCCGGTTTTCTTCCCTTTGTTTTTGTGCCCGCGGAATCGGCATATCGCGGCTTCATCCAGTTCACAGACCCGGCTTTACTGTTGCTGATATCAAGACACGGCACCGCCTTCTTGTCCTCTTTCTTTGCCGGCATGTATTCATATTTGTTTTTGATGACGCCGAGCGGCTCAACTACGGCATCGCTGATAATCACAAGATTCGGATACTTTACCTTGTTTTTCTCAATGATCCGTTTCGTTGCCGCAATCTGTTTTTGCTGCCAGCACATCGAGTCTAAACACATGTCCCCTTTGTCTTTCTCGATTTTATCAGCAAACAGCATCGGCCTGCATCCCGACCGCGAGGTGCAATCCTCACAGACCGGCAGTTTCCTGCCGTCTTCCCAGAGTTGCTCATCCATCTGCCAGGCGGCTTTTTTCAATATCCGCATCTCATCATCAATTTCCTTCTGGAGTTCTTTGATGCTGATTCTCTCCTGTCGCCATTTATTTTCCATGGCTTCTTTCAGCAGACGGACCTGCGTATCGTGGCCGAATCGCGCAATCAATCCAAAGTGACCATTGGTCCATTTAGCAAAGATACTGTCTTTGGCGTTGATCGCCTTGACCCACTCCGGAGCCAGGTTCTTGCCGACATTGGCCCGCAATGCGACCCATGACACCGGCTTGCCGAGCGTGTCGGCGATGGCCTGATAATCACCGTTGTGTTTTTCGAGCATCGCTGCAACTAATGCCGCCTCCTGCAGGGGTGTCAAATCTTCCCGCCCGAAGTTTTCGATGTATGTGATATCAAAGGCCTCAAGGTCTGACATCTCCCTGATGATCACTGGGATTGTTTTCAATCCGGCAATTTTCGCCGCCCGCAATCTCCGGGCGCCTGCCCGCATATCAAACTTTCCCTTCTGTGTCGGGTGCGGCCGCGCGATGACCGGGATTTTGACGCCGCTTTTCCTGACGCTGGCCAGCAGGTCCGTAAATGCCGGGGATTTTTCGTTGATCTCCCGCGTATTGTCCGGCGTGGGAATGAGCAGTTTGATGTTGATGTCTTGAATGGATTCTTTTTGTGGAGAGATTTTTTCCGAGTTCATAGTCATTTTCCTTTATTTGTCATTCCCGCGTAGGCGGGAATCCAGTGTTTCTTGTTTTTATAAAACCCCGCCGGCCATCCACAGCCGGCGGGATCGGAGGAGGGCGATGAAATTTATGTTCCCTTGTCCTTGTCCGCGCCAAGGGTAATTTTTTTTCGGCTGGACAGATACCCAGCGCCCGCGATGGCCGCCGACAGTATCCAGGAATTGACCGACGCAGGGTCCGACCAGTTTGTTTTGACGGCTGCCCGTCCGAGCTGGGTCGCGGTCTGGACGGCCCGTGCCCTTTCAAGCTGTTGTTTAAGATTTGCGATCTCAGTCTCTGCGGCCAGCTTGTCCGTTTCACCGGCAGCCGCCTCAAGCCGCTTCGTGGCCGCGTCAAGTTGCGTTTGAATTTCCGCTGCTCTTTGCTGTTGAACCTGCATAATTCCCTGCAGGGTTCCCGTCGCCGCCGCCCCGGCCGTCGCTCCGCCGGCAAATTCCGTCCCGCAGCCCATCATCATCAGCATCGCCGCCGCCGCGACAATAATCCATCTTGCCTTTTTCATGTCCGAATCCTTTCCGTTGTTATGTAAATAGTTTTTTTTCTTCCGGCGTCCATTCTTCAATCACGTCCACCAATTTCCGCAGGGTTTTGTCCCACGGCCCATGCCGCTTGACGACGCCCGTGAATTCCTCAAGGTCATGCTTTCGCATCTTCCATTGGTATCTGCCGTTTTTAAGTTTGTAATACCGGATAAAAACATTACCCGGCCCTGCGACGCCATCGCATCGCTCCAGAAACGCATCACTAAGTGATTCGATTTCAATCGCAGCGCCTTCCTCGCTGACGGTTTTCCCCGCGATCACGGCCGAACAGTGACTCAACTCGTGGTCGATCAGCGCCGCCGCTTTCCGCACACCCTCGCAGTCCTCTAACTCCTTGCCTTCGCATAGCGCCCCGACGCCATCGAGCCAGTCGCCGGACAGAGTGACGACAAAATCCGCAGTCTGTGATTTGATTTTCGATTTCGCCGTCAGGCTGACCGAGCACAGCGACGCCATCAGGGCCCTGAGTTTACAGTTCATCTTCTTTGCGTGGCCGACGCTAATTTTCGTCCCGGCTTCTAATTTCTTTTTGTCCGAATCGCTATGCCGAACCAGCAGCAGGATGCGTGCCTTCCGCAGGTGAATATGCTCATCAAAACTGTCGATGATATTCTGTGCCAGGTCGCAAAACCGTTTATCGGCCGGGATGATTCCATCGACCTCGTTCCATACATTGCCCACCGCCGGCGAAATAATATTCGCCGTGAATGGTTTCGGGCAGAGCAACACATCAAAATTTATCGCTGTCGTTTGTGTCGTTTCCATGCTCATATTCTCCTTTGTTCCGTATGCCAGGTGGCTTTTCGGTATGGTTCAAACTCTATTGATCCATCATCTTTTTTGATGAACCACCGGTCACCTGTTCCGTATGCCAGGTGGCTTTTCGGTATAATAAACTGATTAACCTTGGCCGATTTACGCCTCACGAGAATGATTGTCGCGGAGAAATCCAAAATTCCAACAACCGCCAAAATTCCTAATTCGATGGCTATGACAATTTCCATATTCATTCCTGTCCGCTTTCCGCTGTCTGTTGAATGTTGTTATAAAGACATTTTCCCGCCTTGCATTCCCCGTCCATCCAGCACATACAGACGATTAAAAGATAAGGGCAGAAATTCACCGGCAACTGGCCGGCGGCCGTGTCCCGCTCTATCTGCCCGTATAAATCTCCATCCGTGACAACGTCATTATTCATAACAACTTTATTTCCGAAGACGCCATCGAAGACGTTCTCTCCATCTCGATTCGTTATTCCACCGCCTCAGCAGACAATAGACGAACACCACAAACACCATCACGAGTCCGATGCCAATAAACACATTCGCCGCCGATGATTCATGGATTCCGTTCATTTTGAGTCCTTTTTCTTTTCTCCGGCAATAAGAATGGGCGGGTCATCGCCGAATTGCAGACTGATACCTGTAATGCCGTCATCTTTATCAACAATGCGTTGCATTTTCTTTTTGAAATTAGCACAAATTTTCAATGTTTTCGGATCTATCTTTCTCATTTTTCACCGTGATTATTTTTGCCTTTTGAGTTTTAATTTATGCCACAGGTATCTTTGATTTTTCTTTGCCGCCACGTCCGCCCGCACGGCCATTGTGTAGCATACCTCCGCCGTCAGAGTATATTCCCTGCGGCATCCTTTGGCCTTGAATCCGAGGACATTCGGCTGCCGCAGGATGATAATAATCTCCCGCGGTTTTCCCGCCTCGCGGACCATCGCGTTTGTTTCGCGTCGCACTGGTTTTTTCAGCTTCGTCATAAAGGTTGCCGCAGATTTCCCGCTGCGGCGCCGGGTTGTCAGAAGGAGGGTATTACGTCCTGTCGATTCCGTCGAACAGTGGCGGCCTGCCCCGAATGTCTTTATCGGGGGTACAACAAATCCAATTCAAAAATGCGGACGGCCGGTCTTGTTTTTATCTGGTGAGGTTTACCCTTACCGTTAGCCTCTGCAAAGAGGGGTTTGCCATTCCGCATCAATTTTTCAAAGAGCGCTTCAGAAATTATTTCATAATCTCAAAGTTAAACCGCTGTCGCTTCCGGGATCCTTTTTCTCGGACTCGCCGTCCGCTCGAATTTTGTCCCGCCGCACTTTATACATTTCTGCGGATGTTCGGCTTTAAAAGCATATTTCCAGTTTGGGTGGGAATATCCGCATCCATGACACATGAATGCGCCCGTCATCGTGGCACTATGAAGGTCTTCGACCGTTTCTCTCATCAAATTTGAAACCAATGGCTTGCGGCCGACGGGGGATATATTTGCATCTGTTTTTTTTGTGGATGGTTTTCTGTTTATCTTTTCCCCCGGCGTCAGGATTAACACCAGCCCAAGCGCGGGGAGTTTTTTCTCTTCAATGGAGTATCGATATCCGGTCTGCGATTCGAGTCGGAAGTGTTTGACAAGGCCGGTGGACGAAAAAGACATCCCTTTTGTTTTTCTGGTCAGGTTAAAACACAGGGAGTCGGGACCCTTTTTGATCAGCAACTTCATAATAATCTGCCCGGTATCCCTGTCATAGCCGAGGTCGGCATAATGATATCCGGCCAGATATTTTTCCATCGCCGCCATGTTGAAGTGAATCTTGTTTTTCCCCAGCCGCGCCGCCGGTTCCTTTATCGTTGAGTGGAATCCTTTTTTATACATCTCAATGGTCAT